GCCTACACCAACAATAACCCAAACAGTTACACCAACACCATCAATAACACCATCACCATTACCACCAACTATTGAGTATTTCCAAGATTGTTGTGATGGACTTACTGTGTATAAAGTGGGGGGTGTATCAACCCCTATTATTGTTGGTAATACTTATTATATAACCACTAACGGATTTAGTGGATGTGTTACAGCTCTGAGTGGTCCACCATATGATAGTCAATCTCTAATTATTAGTGTTTCATCATACTCAAGTTGTGTTTTATGTGAGGTAGATAACCCTTGTCCATCTCCAACACCAACTCCAACACCAACAAACACAGTTACACCTACACCAACAATAACGCCAACACCAACAACTACAATTCCACCATCTTGTGATTTCACAGGATTTGATGTTAGTACTCCGACACCTACACCTACGATGACTAAAACTCCGACACCAACACCTACGATAACTAAAACTCCAACACCCACACCAAGTATAACACCGACTAATACTGTTACTCCTACAAACACTAAAACACCTACACCTACACCGACACAAACACCAACAATAACACCAACAAACACCGTAACACCAACACCAATATAATATGAAAACACTAAGGATATTTACCGATAATTATAGTGGATATACTGGAGATATAACTTTTTATCCATACACTGGTGGTACAATAAACATTGGATTACAACTATTACCATATGATTATAACACCAATTATTATTACGGAACATATGATATATATTTTTCAGTATTTAATAAAACTTGTACATTAAATTATTTTCCACCAGCCTGTGATTTTAGTGGTAGTGTTAGTAGTACATCATTTATATCAACTTGGAAGACAGATAATGATGGTTTTACCGGACCTGACCAAATTGGTATTGTATTAGATTACTCTGGAACTTTTGATTTTGTGATTGATTGGGGTGATGGTAATACAGACACTATTACTTACGCAGGACAACCTGAACTTATACATACTTACAACACCATAGGGACATATACGATTACTATGACGGGAGTGATTGACGGGTTTGATATGAGATTGTATAGTGGTGATTATGGTAAAATTTTAAGTGTCCAACAGTGGGGTAATGTAAAATTACCTGATGGTGGTTATCAATTTTATAATTGTTATAATTTAGATTTATCTACGGTGAATGATATATTAGACATATCAAACCTAACGGATATTTCATTTATGTTTGGTGAATGCTATGGATTAACAACCATAAATAATATTGGATTATGGGATGTTTCTAATATTTTTTATATGTATGGTATGTTTCAATCATCACAATTTAATTCACCATTATCAGGATGGGATGTTTCAAATGTTCTGTCTATGGGTTATATGTTCTATGGAACACCATTTAATCAAGATATTGGAAATTGGAATATTTCAAATGTATCTGATTTTTTCGATTTTATGGGTGATAAAACACCATTAACATTCTCAACAACAAATTTAGATTCTATTTATAATGGATGGAGTTCTCTACCATCACTCCAATCAGGTATAAATATAAGTTTTGGTTCTGCTAACTATACAACATCAGGTGGACAAGCCGGTAAAGATATATTAATCGGAACATATGGATGGACAATAACTGACGGAGGAGGAATATAAAAAATTATGAACTATAACTTTACAATATCGACAAACAATTATAGTGGTTATAACGCAAATGTTATTTACCACCCATCAACTGGTGGTACAATAAATTTAGGTTCAGTTATATTACCTTACATATATACTACACAATATTATTATGGGTATTATGAAATATATATCATTGATACAGGTGGGACTTGTATATTGGATTATCCATTACCAAGTCCAACACCGACTGTAACACCATCAATAACACCAACACCAAGTATAACTCCGACAATAACACCAACGTCAACAATAACACCAACGCCAACAATAACGTCAACAATAACTCCAACCATTACACCAACTAATACGCCTACAAATACAATAACCCCTACTATTACTACAACACCTAGTTCAACACCTTTACCACCATTTATTTCTGTTTGGAGAACAACAGGTTCAACAGAGTCAATAACATTACCTTATTCCAATACCGGTACATATAATGGAACTATTAATTGGGGTGATGGTAATATTACATCAAATTCTTATGGAAACCGTACTCATACCTACACAACACCGGGAGACTATACTGTGACAATATATGGTTTAATTAATAAATTTAGTTTTGGTATTTACGGTGGTAGTAACGATAAAATTATTGAAATTTTACAATGGGGGGGTAATTTTAATTTAGTTAATGACGGTGGTTATACCAATTGTAATAACTTAATATTAACCGGTGTTACAGATACTTTAAATTTAATTAGTACAACAACTTTACGTTCTATGTTTTATAATTGTACCTCATTAACTACAATTAATAATATTGAATTATGGGACGTTTCAAATGTTACAGATATGGGTTTTATGTTCTTTAATTCACAATTTAACCAAGATATAAGTTTGTGGGATGTTTCAAATGTTACAGATATGGGTAATATGTTTAGAAATACACCATTTAATCAACCATTATCCGGATGGAATGTTTCAAATGTCGAACAAATGGGAGGTATGTTCTCTTTTGGCTCACAATTTAATCAAAACATCAATAACTGGAATGTCTCAGGTGTTACAGATATGTCAGCTATGTTTGGAGAAAATTTATATTTTAACCAACCATTATCCGGATGGAATGTTTCAAAGGTTACAAATATGGGTTATATGTTTGCATATTCCACATTCAACCAAAATATTAATAATTGGAATGTCTCAGGTGTTACGGATATGAGTAATATGTTTTATGCAAATTCATCATTTAACCAACCGTTATCGGGATGGAATGTTTCAAATGTTATAAATATGGGAGGTATGTTTCAATCGGCAACGGCGTTTAATCAAGACATTGGAAATTGGAATATATCGGGTGTAACCAATTTTACTGATTTTATGCTTGGAAAAACACCATCAACCTTCTCAACAACAAATCTAGACGCTATTTATAATGGATGGTCAACCAAAAATCCTAAAACAGGAATAACCATTAATTTTGGTTCAGCAAACTATACAACATCGGGTGGACAAGCAGGTAAAAATATATTAACAGGTTCAACGATAAGTGGAGGTTATGGATGGACAATTATAGATGGAGGAATATAGAACAAAGTAAACTATTTATATAAGGAAAAATATATTTAAATTTAAAATATGGAAAATAATCAAAATACAGATTTAACGGTTTGGCAAAGGCTTTCACAAGCATTTGGTCCAAATTCGTTATTAAATCAAGATTACCCAACATATAAGTTGGATAAAAAGGAGTTATTAAAAACAACTTCTCAAGCGGAATATGAGAGAGAGAAATTACAGGCTCAACAAACTTATTATCTATCTAACCAATGGACCAAGATTGAAAGTAATTTATACACTCAAGCGGTTTATTATGAACCAACTCGTTTAGCATCATTCTATGATTACGAATCTATGGAATATACACCTGAGATATCAGCGGCTTTAGACATATATGGTGAAGAATCAACAACAGTTGATGAGAATGGTTATATGTTACAAATATATTCTGAATCAAAAAGGATAAAATCAATTTTAGCTGATTTATTTAACAACGTGTTAGATATCAACACAAACTTAACTATGTGGACAAGAAATACTTGTAAATATGGTGATAATTTTGTCTACTTAAAATTGGATTCAGATAAAGGGATTGTTGGATGTATGCAATTACCAAATATTGAAATTGAACGTTTGGAGAGAGGTATGGCCGCCAAATCCGCAAACCTTGAAGAACCAGTAGAAAATAAAGGGTTAAGATTTAAATGGAAGGCAAAGGATATGGAGTTCAACACTTGGGAGATTGCACATTTCCGTTTATTAGGTGATGATAGAAAACTTCCATATGGAACATCTATGTTAGAAAAAGCAAGACGTATTTGGAAACAGTTATTGTTATCCGAAGATGCGATGTTAATTTATAGAACATCAAGAGCGCCGGAAAGACGTGTATTCAAAGTGTTCGTTGGTAATATGGATGATAAAGATGTTGAAGCATATGTACAACGTGTTGCAAACAAATTTAAACGTGACCAAATTGTTGACGCTAAAACAGGAAATGTGGATATGAGATTTAATCAAATGGCTGTTGACCAAGATTATTTTATTCCTGTTCGTGACCCGGCAGCAACAATGCCTATCGAAACATTGGCGGGTGCTCAAAACTTATCAGAGATTGCGGATATAGAATACATCCAAAAGAAATTATTAACCGCACTTCGGGTTCCTAAAGCGTTTTTAGGTTTTGAAGAAACTGCCGGTGATGGTAAAAACCTATCATTAATGGATATTCGTTTCGCAAGAACTATTAATAAGATTCAAAAATCTATGATTGCCGAATTAAATAAAATTGCAATCATACATTTATTTTTATTAGGATTTGAAGATGAATTATCTAACTTTACACTAGCATTAACAAATCCATCATCTCAAGCGGATTTATTAAAAGTTGAACTTTGGAAAGAAAAAATAGGATTATATCAACAAGCTGTTGCGGCAATTGCCGGTATCGCACCGGTATCAGTATCTTGGGCTAAGAAACACATTTTAGGATTCTCAGATGAAGATATTAAATTAGATTTACAACAACAAAGAATTGAAATGGCTGTTGGTGCAGAATTAACCAATACCGCAACAATCATTACTCATACAGGTATTTTTGATAATATTGATAAATTATATGGTAATCCAGCATCCGGAGCAACTGCCGGTGGAGCGGTACCATCATCACCACCGCCACCAGGAGGTGGAGGAGGATTCGGAGGAGACTTAGGTGGAGGAATGGAAGATTTAGGAGCCCCTGAACCGGGTGGAGCACCTGAGGTGCCTCCAGGACCTGAACCGGGAGGTGAAGCCGGTGTAACACCTGAGTCGTTTAAACGAGATAATTTAAAAATATTAGTTGAACAAAGTACTCTAACGGAAGACGAATCGTATATTGATTTATCCAAAGGAAAAAATTCTTTAGGAGATATTGAAT